GTAGAAGAACAGAAAGAATCGACATTTAACACGTTTATTTTCAACATGTTACGATTCTGGCCGTGTTCAGGCGAACACATCAAAAGAAACGCCCCGGAATCGTGCGGGCTCTCCGGGGCGTTGGTTGTTTTTCACGGATGGGATGGGCTCAGGTATCCGGGCTTTCACCCGTGATCAGACTGGTATGAATCTCCTTATTCAGGGATTCATCCTGCTTCATTTTATCCAGAAAGGCGCTGCAGGCTTCGGCCTCATCGAGCGGTAATCCCAGTTCCTCCTCCAACCGGCTCAACCTGTGGTGCAGGTTTTCGATCAGATTGAAGGAGTGATCCCGGACCAGTCCTTCCCGTTTTTCCTGTGGAGACGGGATGTATTCCGTCATCCCGCCACGGCGTTTAACGATCATTTCAGGGCCTCCATCAGCTCAGGGTTGCTCCGAGGGTGTGAATCCTCGGATAGGTTAATACGGTTCCGGTCAGCTCAGCCTTGTAGCGCACCTTGTTGCCTTGCGGATCGCTGAAGGTCCTTACCAGCGTGTATTCGGTCCAGTCTTCATCGATGGGTCGGGTGTCGTCGATGGTCATGGCTTCCCATGTTTCACCGCCGTCATTGGAGGCGAACCACTGGACACTGGTGCCGCTGGGGATATCCATCTGGGTGTAGACCTTGGTGGATTCCACACCCTGTGTCAGCTCGTTCTCACGGGTCAGATAGGTTCCTGCGGTATTGTTCAGGTAACCGATCAGGTTGACATCCCGGAAGTTGAGCGCCGGAGTGTCGTTGCCCATGCCAGTGCTGAAGCGAACCCTTACCAAAACGCCATTGGCCAGATTGGGCAGGCGCTCTTCCTCGGCCGGAACGACCGCATCCCATGTCACGCCGCCATCGGTAGAGTATTCCCAGATCAGGTGGGTGCCTTCCGGGATAGCTGAATATTCATCGATGTTCAGATCGGAGAACTGCACACCACTGACCGGCTGGAACTGGACCGTGCCTTCGTTCTCGAACTCGTAACCATAAAGTTTCATGGTGAGGTCGGAGCCGTTGAGCGGAGTCCAGGTCTCGGCATTGGAGCTTTCCAGAAGCACACCTTCGGCATAGGTCTGGCGGGTGATAATGCCCTGACGGCCGGTCTTGCCGAGAGTTGCCGTGCGCACCTTGTAGTTGGTACTGTTGGTCAGCAGGACCACCGCATAGCTGGTATTGGCTTCGGCGTAAAAGGGATCATCGAAGCTGATCTTGGTTTCACCACCGAGATTGATTTCCGACGGAGCGATCACCTTTTCGGCAAAGATGGTGTCGTTGGGCAGTCCGGTGGTGACACCTCGAATCTGAACCGTTACCGGAATGGAGGCATCTCGCTCAGTGAACTGAATACCCACAGCCGACAGCACCCGGTTTTCCGTGAAGCTGAAGGTCTGGGCCAGCGGATCGCGGCGGACGAAGATGGTACGGGTTCTCCAGACGGTACGCACCACCGGCACACGAACGATGCGGGTAATGATGTTGGTCTGGATAAATCGCTGAATACGGGTGATCACCAGCGGGTCATTGATCTGCAGGCTGGCCCGGGCGGTGTACTGACCATCCGCCATTTCCACGATACGGTTGCCGTTGCGGGCTTCCGTCGGCACCGTGAAGGAGGCGATCACACGTCCGGCATCATCGCTGACCAGATTGCTGGCCATGACCCGGCCGTCACAACGCAGGACAATCCCGGAGCGATCTGGCGTGAAGTTGATGCCTGTTACCGCAATGCCGGTCTGCCCACGGCGGCCGATATTGGGCGTGACCTGCAGCATGGCGGGCGGCTTTTCAAAGACCGCATAGGGGTTAATGTTGCGTTCCTCGGACCAGTCGTTCTGTTCGAGAATCACCTGTTCCGAACCCGGCAACAGCGCCAGACTGCCAAAGAAGCTGGCATCGCTGCTTCCCGAATCCACCTCGAGCGGATTGGAAATAGCCGAACGATCAGGAGAGGCAAACTTGCCCAGCTCATTGACCCGGGCATCCCACTCGGCGTGATAGATGTCCGACTGGGCCGTATTGGAGAAGTCATCCGAATAGATGCCTTTCTTGGACTGGGCATCGCGGTTCTGCAGCTCGTTGTTCATCTGATACTGGGCATCGTTGTATTTCAGGTCCTCCACATCTTTAATGATGTCATGGATCTGATCCATGGTGATTCGGGTGAGCCCGAAATTTCGGATGGTCATATCGGTGGAGTTGGGCGGGCAGTCGATGCTGCACAGACCCAAAGTATCCTCCGGAACGATCGGCAGCTTGGGAAAGTCCGCCGGAGCGCCTTCAAGCCGTTTAATCTCCCGGGTGGTGGCATAAATGATGTCCTTGCGGCCGAGGTAATAATCATAATCGATGCTGCAGTTGGAGCCGTTGACCGGTTCATCTCCCAGCGCTCCGCGACCGAAGTTGACCACATTGAGATTACCCAGTTCGATCTGGGGCATGGACATGGAAACCGCAGCCGAACTGCTGGCCGGTGGATTGGATGCCATGGGTTCGTCCACCGCATCATCCATATAAGAGATGGCTTCACTGCCCAGCTCCTTGATGCGCTGGAAGTCGGTTCTGGAGCCGTTGGTCGTGGCCCGGTAAACCCGATAGCCGGTGGCACCGTTGACCGGCAGCCATGAAAGACGGTTCATCTCTCCGGCCAGTGTCATTCTTGAAAGCACGCTGCCGGAGTTGAAGGCGGTTTCACCCGAGCCGTCGAAAGCAGTCACCACGTAGTGATAGGTCCCGGCTGTCGGATGGGCGGTAATACCAAACCAGCCGCCGTCTACATAATCCTCGCCTTTGATCATCTGCTTGGTGTAGGTCCAGCGCACGGTATAGGTGGTGCCGATGGCCGGTTCATTGCCGGAGCCGATCCAGTCCACATGGTTGCCGGACTGCTGCCAGTCGATGCCTTCCTGAAAAATGGTGGCTCCCTGACTAACTTCCAGAATATCCACGACCGGATTGGGATCGAGCAGATCCTCACCGCCGCCGACCGAACCACGGGTCACATTGGCGGTCATCTCCACAATGGCTTCCACCTGCGTGGTTTCTTTGAGCGGCGTGGAGTTGACCGGATAGCGGCGCTGGCTGATGTTGTAGGTCTTCTGTTCACCACGCACCGACTTGATGGCCACCGACTTGGGAACCAGCGTGGAGGTGGGCAGATCCCGCTGATGACGGAATCCTTGAATGTAGGCCCGGCCCGCGTTGGTGATCACCTCGACATCGGTATCATCCACCGAGCCGATAAAGCTGTCGAATCCACTGACCAGATAGCTGCCCGCCTGATCGAAGGTCCGCTCGGCAAGATTCTGCAACAGCGAATTGAGACCTTCGGCAGCGGCAAAGGAGAGCTGGTCTTCGGTAATGGAGGAAACCGTAATCCGGCTGCCGGGAAGTGTGCCCAGCAAGTCGCGCAGATACAGATTGGATTTTTCCTGCACCGTCGCCGTGACATCGCCGGTCTCCCGGTCGAATTTGTAAATGGGCACCACCTTGCGCTCGGTCACGTTGTTGGGAAGCGTCAGTCCGGTGGTGTCGGTGGTCTTCAGGGCCAGAACCCATTTCTCGCGCTCGGCGGTGGGTTCGCCTGTGGCCGGATTGATCAGCGATGGGTCCTGCGTGTAGCCGTAATTGTATTTGAGCAGCTCGGCATAGACATAGTCCGCGCCGCTGGTGGTGGCGGGGTCATAGGTCAAGGTGGCTCCGGCAACCGCTTCCACATGGCCGTCGATATAGACCATTCCCGGCGTCAGCGTGAGCACGTTGTCCTGTACCGTGACATCGAGACCGCTCAGAATCGATCCCTCCTTGAAAAGGATATCGGCAATCTTGCGGCGCTCGAGGTTGATCAGTTCCTGCTGTTCGTTCAGTTCCGAATCAAGCAGATCCCGGTCCTGATGATAGCGGATGCGTTTGTAGTTCTTGGCGGGATCGAATGTATCTCTTGAAATACTCATCTCTTTTACCTCCGGTTATATTTTGATGATCCCGACCAGCTCCACGCGGGTATCGGAAATCTTGTTGAAATCTGGAATGTTCTTCACTTCGTACAGGTAGCCCGGGCGCAGCACCTCTCCGACGGGATTGGTGTCCTGATGAAACACTCCGCCTATGGCCAGATCACCGCTCACGCTGGCGACATACTCGACGTCACCGCCGAAAAAGCCGTATTCCCTGATGGTGATGCCGTTGGCTTCGGCCTCATCAAAGCGAAAGAAAATGCCGATGGTGTTGGTCTCTTCTCCGGTTTCCAAATAACGGACCCCGTTGACCACCAACGCACCCTCGGCGTCCTCTTTGAGGAAGGTTCGTTTGTAGAACCGCTTTCTGGCCCGCTCGTTTTTGAGGGCCGTCTGCTCGATATCCGGCGCGGGTGGATTCTGCGGTTCGGTGAATGTTTCATCTCCATCCCCGATGGCGCAGTGGGTTATGCCTTCCACTGCCTGTCCCATCAGGAGCTTTGCCGTCAATACACGGCCTGATTTGACTATGAGTCCCAATGCCATGGTCTTCTCCTTATGTTTGAATCTCGTGTTCTTCGTTGATAATCACATTGAAAATGGTCAGCCCCGCGTCGGCGGAACGGCCAAACTGCTGCTCCAGATGCTGGGCGGTATCGGCCGTCAATGCCTGAAAACCGCTGATCCTGAGCGCTGTATCCAGCATTGCCTGCCGGGGATGCGTCACCCGAACGGCGGCAAAAGCCAGCTGTTCAAATGCCTGCGGGATAATCAGCCAAGTATCGGCATCCCGCTCGATCCGGCCCGCCACAGTGACCTGATTGTCAGCCACCGTTGAACGCTGGTTCGAAGCTCGGACAGAGGCATCCGCCTGAATCACGATGGTGCGCCGTTGATCCCGGGGACCGAACAGGTCGAAAAAGGCTCCCTGCACAGGCGGCAGGTTGACTTGAAATTCGGGTCTGCGAGTGCCCCGGATAACGGCGGGTCGAATGATTGCTCCCTTATGCACGGCCACGGCGAATCCTCCCGGTCATTTTGGAAGCCATTCCCTTGTTGAGATTGGCCAGCGGCTGCGGAACACGCCGACCTTTCACTTGGGTTGTGATTTTGATTTGTCCTTTAACAGCAGCCATGAGCCTTACTCCTTAATCGCACACCAGCCGCCGCCGGAGAGGTTAAATACCCGATAGGAATCCGAGCCGATTTCAACGGTGTCTTCGGAGGCCACGTTGGCTCCGCCGGTAGCATAGATTTCGATGAGTTCCCCACGCAGCTCCTGATAGCTGTCAGCGCCGTTCATGCTGACCAGCCATGGGAAAAGAATGGTGGTGTCGTAGCGGCGCTCCGGATCGGTATCGCTTTGCAGGTTGCCGTGGGCAGCACCGCAACGGCCGCGCTGTCCGCTGGCGGAAGTCCAGCCGTCGAACTTATTCACGGCGTAAAAAGTGTTCGGCATGTTGTAGTAACCGGTGATGACCGGCTGCGGGTCCTCGCCGATTTTGGCTCCGGCCGCATAATCGCTGACGAGCGTTTCGATGGTCACGGTATTGGGCGTGGCAACCGTATCGATGGCGGTAATTTTAATCCGCTCGATATTGGCGTCGTCTTTGATGATGTAGTGCTGATCGGGTGTGAAGAACGATGCGTCGTTGACCTGCACCACCACGGCGCTGCCGTTGACAATCGCGGTCTGGGTGATGGCAACCGCCGAGGACCAGAACCGTTTGATGGAACCGCTGTAATGGCCGTAATAGGTCGAGACAATCTTGCTGACGACGAATACATGGTCGAGGTCGGCATACAGCCAGTAAATAAAATCGGCGTTATCCTCAGCCCGAAGATAGGTGTACGAGTTGTAGAACGCTTCGCCTGTTCCGGTCTGGGTGGTGTTGTCCCAATACTGGAAGGCGGCCACTTCAAGGCGGCCGGAGCTCTGTCCGATCTGGAAGCGCAGATAGATATCTTCCGCGCCGGATTCCCCGACAGATTTGAATACATAGTATGGCCGGGCATCGGCGGACTGATCGTCATGCAATGTCCAGCCAACGGTGGTGACCAGAAAATCTTTGATCTTGTTCAGCAGGTCCAATCGGCCGCTGGCGGTTCCCTGAATACTTTGATAAGCCATGGTTCACTCCTTATAAAACGGGGTTCTCTGTTCCGGTGAGGCGCAGCTTGATATCGATCTTGTTCTGGACGGGAGTGCCCGAAAGCACCGTGCAGCGACGCCAGAAAGTGATGGTCTGATTGTGGGCCTTGGCTCCGAGGTTGAGCGGAGCGCTTTGGGTGGCGGCATCGAGTTCGGCCTGCATGAGCGCGAGCTTGTACCATACCGATTCGTCGGTTTCGAACTCGTCGATCGGGTCCACCACCAGCCCGGTATAGTCGTATCCGGAATAGACCGGCGCATCGGCCGCGTGGGATGCTGCCACGGTGTTGGCCACAGCGCGTCTTACGGTCAGATTTGTAGTTCCGCCGCCGGAAAGGATCTGCATCTGCTCGGTGCCGACCACGATGTATTCCGCATCTGCAAAGCGCGGTTCAGTCAGTTCTATGCCGGTCTGGATGTCATCAATCGGTGCGGCAAACGTGGTCTGTTCATTGGCCACGAAAATCTGCCGGTCTTTGATCTCGCCATCCGTTCCGTTGTAGTTGTCCGCATCCGGATTGCTGAAATCGCCTTCCGAAATCTGCTGGGTCAACTGTTCATCGAGGTATAAGTGAATTGCCATAATCTCTCCTTAAACAGGCCATTGGGTTACTTGATATTTGTTCACGGCGCTCTCTGTCGCGGCTTCCTGCGCCTCGCTGAAATCCTGCTGATGGAACAGCCAGCGGTAGGACGGCTCGGTGACCCGAAAACCCGCCTGATTGAGTTTCATCCGTCCGATGCGGAGCGGTCGGGTTCGGTCCACGGAGAGGCGTAAAGAGGTCGTGTTAAGAGCGCGTTGGTTGAGGCTCAAAGGCACAATCCGTGGGCGTTGGAGAGAACCTGTATCCACATAGACTTCAAGCGATGCCCGTTCTCCGGTGAGGTTCGCATTGGTCAAAGCCCGGTTGTTGAGGACATTCGCGTTGAGCTTGAATACAGGCCCTCTCCGACGCCAGCGGTTGATCAGATCGGATGCTTCGGTGACACGGGCTTTGCATCCGGCGGCGGCAACCAGCAGCGCACTGCTGTGCCCACCCTGAATGGCATTGATGACTACATCACCGTTGAGCGGTGAGCGGCCCAGCTGGAAACATTGCCGATTTCTCGCTTCGATGTTTAAGCCGAAGGTCTGTCTGTTCTGCAGGGCTTCCGAAGCCTCTGCCTGCAGAGTTGAAAACAGGTCTTTCTGCCGGAAGCAGTAAAGGGTTTCCGCATCGGCAAAGGACAGTTTGCGGCGGTTGAGATGGTCGGTCGAGAGGTTGAAGCCGGATTCGACAATATCGGTTAGGTAATCCCGGCCGGTATAAATCGGATTACAGAAGGACAGCCTGTCATCGCGGATGGAGGTGTTCACCAGCCGTCTTTCGTTGAGCGGCCTGTGATTGAGGCGCATCCTGTTTTGACGGCCATGAAAACGGGAGACCTTGTTGGCGGCCCGGTTGATTTCAGGAACCATCTCCACGGTGCTGGTCAGCTGAAGGTAATCGTATATCCGCTGCTTGTTGGTCAGATGGCGGCAGGAGCCAAGACGGCTTCTTCCCAGCACGAAAGTTTCATCGAGAAATGCCAGAACCACACTGCGAACATGGGCTGCGTTCTGAAATTCCAGATCAGACCCGATCTCCAGAAAGGTGGCCAGCCACTGCAGGAAAAAGGCCCGGGTGCCTGCCGGGTGATGAAAAGACAATGCATCCCGTACACCTTCAGCCAGGTTGAGACTGTGAACCCGATACACTCCGAGGCTGAACACATTCCCGGGGAGTTTTGCCGAGCTCAAACGGGAACGGGAGTTCAAACGCAGGGCGCTGCGAAAGGTTTCTTCGATCTGGCCCTCCCACCCAATTGACGCAAGGCTGCGATCGATGGCCGGAATGGTCCCTTTGCGGCGGTAGATTCCGACAGCTTCACGAATCAGACGACGCTGGTTTTCCGGCGTGTCCGTGCCGTCATAGCTATGACCGACCAGATACGCGAGCAAGGGCAGAAACCGCTCGTTGCAGCGCTCCACATCAAAAATGTCGGGGAACCTGTCGATGGCCTCCTTGATCTCATCAAGAGTGCCTGCCGGGAGTGAAAGCAAGGAGCGAAGATCGCCGCTTTCATCCTTGTGCTCATACAGCGGCGGCAGCAGGTCGATGAGATTGTTCTGGAACCAGTCCGCCACTATTCGGCCCTCCGCATGTCGAGATTGACCGAGCCGAGAACCGGTATTTCACCGCGCCCGAGTTCCACGTCCAGTTGGGGCGTATAGAGATGAATGTGACTGACTCCCCGAACACCATCGATCAGGGCAATGAGATCGGATGAATGGATGGTCTGCCCAAAGCTCACCTGATCGAAAGCAAAGAAATCAGCCAGTGACGATTCGATTCGACTGCGCACATTTTCGAGCGCTTCACCCGGCCATGCATAGACTTCACAATCGATATGAATGGATCGGTACACCGGATCGAACAGATTCACCTCGACGGTGATCACCTTGCGGCGTTCCAGATATTCAGCCAGATCACGCTTGAGCAGCCCGGATGGCATTCCGCCACCATTGGGCGCGATGGCCAGATGGACGTTGTAATAACGGATATTCTGGCAGTCGTTAGTATCGAGCACCTTGGCCTTGGCGACACCGGGATAGCCCTCGGCAAGCGCCTTGTAGTCCTGAAGCGTTACTGCCTTCCAGAGACTGCGCAATTCGGCCGGAGCCTGATTGCGGGCATGCTGAATGGTCTCCCGGGATGAGCCGCCAGTCGCAGCCACCGGATTGGAAATGGTCAGGGGGATTTGAGCACCGTCGTGATAGATGGCTGAAAGAAGCTGCGTGATACGGCCCGGTCCGATATTTCCCTTGGCTCCGAGGCTTTCGAGCCAGCTCACGGAAATGGTTTTTCCGGAAGCGGGAACCGCTCCGGCTTGGCCGTCACCAAAGAGAATGGAGGTAATATCCAAGGCATCCGTGTCGGCCATAAAGTGAAGGCTGTCGCCATCGCTTTCCTGAAAATGCCGAACCTCACTCCAAATATCATCATCGATAAGAACACGGATGGTTGCCTGCGCGATGGAGACACCGCTCAAGTGAAAACGCTGCCAGGGCTTTCCGGTAGCTTCCAGCTCCTCAGATTTGCGGATTCCCTGTCTGGCGTAAATGTCGACGGAGAGTTCACCACGGGGAATGAAGGCATCATCCACGGTTTCAAAGTCGGCCTTGCCATCTTCAAGCAGTGCCCGGCACTGAGTTCTGGCCGGAATCGGCAGATCAGAGTCGAGCGGTGCAGCCAGTGAAAAACGAATGGTGGTCGTGGAAGAGACCGGCGTATCCAGTTGATAGCCGATGAGCTTGCAGAGGTTGATCACGTTCTGACGCTGGCGGGCTGTGGGCAGAAATGCCTCGGCAGCCTGCGCATCGAGGTAATAGGCCAGCATGTCACCGACACCACAGAACAGTTCCAGCAGAACGACTCCAAGGTCGGAGTGATTGAAATCGGTCCAGCGGTCCGTCAGCAGTGGCACTTTGGCCAGCAGTTCCTGCCGGATCGATTCATAATCCTTGTTGATATATTCAA